TCTACCTGAACAGCCTTGGAAGCACCTGTAGCAGTAACAGAGCTAAGAAGCGTAACGGGAGAAGTTAAAGAAGACATTATTTACCTCGTCCAGACTTTTTCATCATATTGGTAGCTGTGCGACCACCACGGGTAGGCATAGCTTTAGGCTTACCAATAGCAATCATTACAGTAACAGGCATAGATTTCTTCTTGCCATACTCTTTGGCTTCTTTCTCGCCTTTTTCTGTGTATGGGAATTTCTTGTTTCCTACTTGTGGCATATATTTCCTATCGAATTAACTTGGTTGCAACAAAAGAAATAACACCGCCAACAACAGAGGCGATAGCCATTCCCACAAAGAAACCGCCTTTAGACTTGTTAGCCATCTCTAAAAGCGTTTTAATATCTTGGCGAAGTGCATGGACTTCTGCTTGCAAAGCCTCAACTTGGGCTTCTAGCTTACCAAATTCCCTTGGATCAATTTCCGACATTTGAAACCTCTTTTTTTGGTCTGCCCAACTTGGGTTTATCTTCTACTTCCTTTGGAGTTTCCTCAACAAGAACGTATCCTTCGTGACCTTTCATGCTGTCAATATCGTGTTGATACGTGAAAGTTATTAGAGTACCAGACTGTAAACAACGAAAAGTAGCCATAAAAAACTCCAAAAAAAGGGGGGTATTAGCCCCCTTTTATCATACCAAACGAACTACAACGCACTTAACTGTAGTGCTTGCTAAGTCCACAGTAGCTGTACTTTCGTTTTGGAAACGAATAGAGACAGTATCTGCTGCTGAGACATAAGGCGTGATGGAGAGTCCAGAGACATCCACACCCATACTGATGTTCATCACAATGTCGCCTAGCTTTACGCCAGGTACTGTAATGGTGTTTGTTTCACCTGCGCCATCAACTAAAGATGAAGCGTTTAGTGTTGCTGTTACAGACCAAGTATCCGAAAAAAGACCTCGGAATTGGTCAGTTCCCCTACGGGAAACTACTGCTGTTGCTGCTGCCATAATAAATCTCCTTGATGTAAAAAATCCCCCCACCGATTAAGGCGAGGGGAAAAGGCAACTATTAGGCTGGAACTGCTAACGCAAATGCGCTAGAAGACAAAGCTGCACCAGTTGTGGCGGCTGTACGCATGGCTTTTACACCATACAGAGTGTCAGATGTAAACAGAGTAGCGAGGTACTCTTGTTTGTACTGAGTCTGTGAACGAACACCAACTTGCTCAACCAGAACCATAGAGTCCTTGTGACCCATCAAGCAGATACGATCTGTTGCACTATTACCTGCGCCAGTATCAGCATTGCTAGATGTGAACACGGGGATACCATACAGTTGACCGATTTCACCAGTACGGATTGCGTTACCATTACCCACAAAAGCCTGTTCTGTATAACGGGAAAGACCCATCAACGTATTGCGGCTTGAAGGAGGAATGATGAAGAAACGACCATCCATAGGAGTGTCATTGTCATCCAAACGCTGAATCGTGCGACGAATAGCGGCATCAGTCAACGCAGAAGCATTGGAAGATGTGCTGTTGTAAGCAGTAGTACCATCACCGCCAATAAAGGCTTTGGTGGATGTATTGCTTGTTGCGTAGTCGTTAGTACCGACAGTTGCACCATTGAAAGCACGACCCAATTGGATCAAGTCGGTATCAACTTGTTTAGCCAAAGCGTAACCAGCATCGGCAGTATAAAACTGACGCAAACTGTTCAATGCTTGTGCTTCAACAATGTCCTCAATGAAACGTGAGTACTCATAGTGCTTGTTAATCAAGACTTGAACTTCTGTCTCAGTATCGGCAATCAGAGTCACAGCAGTAGATGCCGCTTTTGCTGATGCGTTACCACGAGTAGGAGCTGGAATGTGAACTGTGTCACCCTTCTTGCCCTTGAAGTTCATCTTCATTACGATGTTAGCCAAAACAAGGTTTTTCTTGTATGCGGCTACGATTTCATCTGACCAGATTTCTGGGATGAATTTTTCTGCGGTTGTTACTGTAACCGCTGGTGTTGGATATGCCATGATTAAATCTCCTAAAGTTTAACGAACTCGACCTTCTGAGTATGCTGCCATAATTTCTTGACTTAAAGCATCATAACGATCTGGGTCTTGCATTTTGAGCCGAATAAGGTCTGCCCTTCTGTATACCCTCTTTGATGATTCACCAGAACCACCTACATCAACACCTACTGCTTTTAAGTTCTGTTTGCGAGTTACCTCGCCCTCATTACTTGTTTGCTTCTGTTTAACAGAACGTAGCTGTTTATAGGTAGATAGCAATTCATTGGCTGAGTCGTAATCATATCCAGAATCGGCTTGCTCGAAGATTTTAATGCGAATAGGGCTAGATTTCACCCAATTTGCAAAGTCCTGATCTTTGGCAATGTCTCCAAAGTCGGGATGCTCTTGCGCTAACCTTTGCTGAATCTGTGACCTTTTCATTTCTAGCGTTACTTGTCGTGCCGCTAGGATGTCTGGGTGATTATCAACAGTCTTTTGAACTGCCATCTGTGGATTCTCAAAGAAATCTACTTCAGGCTCTTCCTGTCTAGTCTGTTGTTGTCGTGAACCAAGGTTCTGTTTGATAAGTTCATCGGCTAACTTTCTAACCTCGCCTACTTCCTGTGCTTGCTTTCCAATTAGCTTTTCAGCCTCTTGGTGCATCTTCACAATCTCGTCTAAACTTTTATCCCTGTATTTCTCAGGAAGTTCATTCTTTTGCGAAATCTTCTGTTCTTCGATCTCTAACTCACCCAACTCTTCTTTGTCATCATCAACTAACATACTTTTTTCCTTTTCCTGCCGTTAATCGGTTGTAGGAGATTCAACTCGGCATAATTGCTTATGAGTTGAGTTTGCGTTCAGCATTCAACTTGTCTAAGTGGCTTTTCTCGAACTTCCCATGCGCTGATGGAAACGCTCCAGACCACCCTTCTAAGCGAAAAGCTGGCGCTGAGAGAATGCGATGAGAATTCTCACCACACTCACACTTCAGACTTGTTGCCTCATAATCAACAAATCTTTCTGTCTTATGCCCGTTTATACAGGCAAATTCATACATTCTTCTCATTTAAGTCCTCAAATGCTCTTTCGCTGACTTGTTTTAAGTTCTTCAGCCAAATAAGGATTGAATACTCACCTTTTCTGAATTGTAGACTTTTTTCATCTGCAATCGTTGCGATATTATTCAAAGGCTCTATCATTTTGTCAATATCTTCAATTAAATCTTTCCAACCTTCGGTAGACATCATGTCAAACCGATCTGTATAGTACTTTTCGAGTTCTGGAGTCATTTCATCCATTCCTTATTGGCAAGTAGTCTGGGATCATTGGGTTTGAATTTTAAAGCCTCATCAAGCTCTTGCTTTGCCTTATCCTTATACCCAAGATGCCAAGCGGCAATACTGCAAAGGTCGTGTGGTTTGTCAGACCATGCAGAGGGGTCCATTGTGTAGACCTCCAACTTTTCTTTAATTTTCAATGCCCTGTTTGCCGCAAAATAACAAGTCTCCCAATCGTTAGTGTTGTAGCAGAACATGGCGTAATCTACCCAAGGCTCACGGGTGTTAGCCTCCTCAAGACAAGCGCCTTGATACCATTTCTCAGCCTCTTTGATCTCACCAAGGCTTTCGTGTGACTTGCCCAAAAGCCTCATGGCATAGCATCGCTCATGGCTCCAAACAGCTTGTGGCATAGTGAGATACTTTTTGAGCGCAGGGATAGCCTCTTTCCATTGACAATAAAACGTCAATTCTCTAGCGTAGTAAAAAGCATTGCGGTGGCAATATGGGTCCTCTTTGACCGCAAGTTCTAACAAAGGTAAATACTGACTTCTTGACTTTGTTTCATCAGGGTGATGACTTACCAACAACATATCGGTATGTGCGTACACCTCTGGAATTCTGTTATCAGCACGAATGTACTCATGGATTGGGTGATGCCAATGGTAGCCATAGCGATGATGGATCTTCTCGCTGTAAAACACGACCCCGTTGCTCCAATCAAACTTGTAGCGCAGACGGGTTGTGTCGGTTGCCCATACCCGTTCTATCTCTTTTCTCCATCCTGGCTCTAGCACTTCGTCTAAATCAAGAGATATACAAATATCAATGTCAGATGGAAGTAAGGCAAGTGCGGCATCTCTGGCTTTATCAAAACGCCAAGGTTTTACGCATATATCAAACACTCTAGCGCCAGCATTCATTGCTTGCTGAACAGTATCATCAGTTGAGCCTGTGTCAGCAATGACAATCAAATCAGCATCTTTGGCTGAAGCACAGAATCTTTTAACGAAATGTGCTTCGTTTTTGCTGATGGCGTAGACGGCTATTTTCATACTTAGCAGTCTTCAGCGTCCTCAAAACCTACTTGCAGTTTCAGGTCAGCATATAGACCATCCATCAGATTACCCTGTGGAGTTGGGCAATAGAAGGCGTGTTGTGCCACTTCCTGTGCATTTGCGTGTCTAGCATCAGCATTGGCAGACACCGACACTTGGTATTGCACTTGGTCTTTGTTGCCAAAGATGTTGGTGATACGGGCGTATGCGTCTGTGAAGGGGACGCCTACGTTGCTTGTGGGGATAGAGATTTTCAGAGCCATTAGAAAGTTACCTCAGTTGTTTCGATTTTTGTTACCCAGCGGATTGTGGTTGCCGCTGCGCCAGTAACAGTTACAGCAATGCCACCGTTGGTTGTGTCAGCAGTAATAGCCAAGACCCATGTAGAAGCCCCTGCATCTTGAGCAATAACAGTTGGAGTCACAGCAGCAACCAGAGTTGTGGATGCAGCGTTAGCGCCCCGCTTGATTACGCCTTCAAACTTCCAGCCAGATGTAGTACCGCCGCCAGTTACGTTGGCAATGCAAGTGCCTTGGAATGTATAGGCGCTGTTGTTAGGTAGGATGACTTGGTTGGTTGTGGATGCGGCAGATGTGTTGCTTCGTAAAACTGTTGCAGTTGCGTCTGTTGTTTGGCGGCCTAAAAGTAGTAAAGCAGATTGAGAGACACCAGCAGTAGAGGCAATAGGTGCGTTACAAGACGGGAAAACTGCATAACCAACAATTCCCCTAGTTGTTCCATAAGCGCCCCCTGCGATAGCGCCGTGAGTAGCTGTCACAGTGTTTGTAAACCCTCCACCAATAAAAGAATGTTGTTGAGATACAGTATTTACCTGACCACCAACCACAGACGAATAAGATTGTGAAGTAATATTACTTCGCCCTCCGCCAACAAATGAATAATCTGCTGCGTTTGTATTAAATTCGCCTCCTACAATAGAAGCATAAAAACCACTTACATCATTACCATTACCAGAGCCAATAAAAGAAAAAGAACCTTGAGCAAAATTATCAGCGCCACTAACAACAGCGGCACGATTCCCAGTTGCGGAATTATTAATTCCACCAATAACTACTGAGCTATAATTTCCAGCAACAATAGGGGCTTGGTTTGTTGAAATCCATCCACTTGCCAAACTTCCGGAAGTAGATCCAAAAGAAATAAACGATTTTGAATAACAAAGATCAAGTGTTTGCCCTTGACCTATTGTATAAATACTTGCGTTAGTACCCTGCCCGTTTAAATCTGAAGAACGAATTGATATTCGTTGATTATTTGCTGCAAATGATGCGTTAATAATTCTAATTTGCTTTCCTTCAATTGGACAAGAAGGCAAATACAAATTTATGTTTGTTGAAGAACTGCCAGTTTTAAAATATTGAACAGGGGCGCAATCATCAGACAAACTAACCCTTGAAGTCCCTGTTTGTGTGCCAGAAAAATCCCACACCTGTATTGCAGGTGTGTTCTCGGATGCGAACCCCGTAAACATTAGTAATCCCCACCGATAGCAGTCAGGTGAAAGCCTGCTGCTACTGCTGTGCCGAATGTGGCGTACACACGATACCCTGCCGCCAAACTAATGTTCAAAGGCAAGATGATGTCGGGAAGTTCTGCTACCTGAGATACCGTTGTTGCCGACAGTGTTCGCTCAAGATAAAGCGTGTTGTTTGCCGCAGTACCAGTTGCAGAACCATTGTTCAACCAAATACGGATAACAGTTGCCACATTAGTACCAAGCGCCCTGACCTTGATGAAATCAAGTCGTGAGCCGTCCACCGCACCTGCTGTTTCAATCGGGCCGTAGATTGTGCCGCTGGTCAGGTCTGTGGTCG